GAAGCTCGATCGCGTTGGTGCGCTTCGCTTCCTTCAGCGCCTCCATGTAGTCCTGCTTGAGCGACTGCTTCAACTGCATGTTCTTGTTGATCGACTGCACAAGCTCGACGGCCAGGCGGCACGCGAACGCCTCGACAAACGCCGCATCCCATAGCGACACGGAGCCGGTGACGTCGGAGACGTAGACGATCTTCGCGGCGGCGTCGTTGGCCTGAAGGGTGCGACCCTCGATCGCATAGTAGGGGGCGAGCCCGTTGTTCGCTTCGCGGATCGCGGTGAACACCCAACTGCCGTTGAGGGTGATAAGCCGGAGGCAGTCGGAGGGCAGGTTGAACGAGTTGCGGAACTCGTCGCCGCCGGTCGCGACGGCCAAGGGCGCGAGCGTGGCGCGCTTCTTCGAGAAGCTCCACGCCTGCCGCCGTAGTTCGTTCTGCGCGACCGTCTCGAAGATCAGGAGCGCCTTGCGGGCCTGCTCGGACGCTTCGTCGGGCGAGGCGATGGTGTTCGCCCCGATCTTGACGAGCGCCCGATTGATGACTTCCGTCTTGTTGCTCATGGCCCGGCGTCCTTCGCGCGGGCGGTTAGCTGCCCGTGCAGCCTTGGAGGTTGCAGTGCACCGAGCCCGTCACCGGAACGCAGTTCGCGCCGGTCGTGTTACACGTAAGCGGCACAACGCCGTTTACGCGCGATCCCGAGGGGATCGGGTAGGTTGCCTGCGCAAAGGCTGGAACCGACAGAGCGAGAGCGCAGAGCGCCAGAAAGGATCGGATCAGTTTCATGGGTTAACTCACCGGCCAGGGGCGACGACGAATCTCGTTGCTGATCGCGCGCAGAGCAAGCCAAGCGTCCTGCTCCGAGGTGATTACGGTATCGTCGATAATCAGGCGCATACCAATCCCGCTTCCGGGGTTGGCAACGCCCAACGTGACGGTAATCCCGCTGTTATCGTTCTGCGGACGCGGAACGCTGTCGAATTGAACCGCCACGTTGGGTGCCCCCTTACGCCTTGTTGTAGTAGAGGTCGATCACCAGCGTGCCCGAAGTCGGGGTCGTCGCCGTCGCGATCGTGAGGAAGATCGGGGTGTCGATCGTCAGCGCTGCGGCCGATTGCGCGGCCGTCGTGCCAAAGAGCGTCGGGGTTTCGACCGCCGTGAAGGTCGCCGCCGCGCGAAGCTGGCCGTTGGAGGCGTGCGTCGGCGAAGTGCCGATGGCGGCCACCGAAGTGCCGAGCGACACCGACGAGGTGATGATCCCGAAGTCGAAGACGTAGCCCGCCGGGATGATGCCGAGCATCACCCAATCGGCGGCCGGGATACCGGCCTGCGTCGAGCCGAAGGTCGCAGTCGCCACGGCGGCGAGGTTGATCGTCGCGCGGAAGCGGAAAACGCGGCCGCCGTAACCGGGATCGCTCGGCTTGATGATCGGCCGCGCGGCCTGGCCTGCGAGGTTCTGCGAATAGAGAAGGGGCATTTCCGTGTTTCCTTTCGTCTATGTGTCGAGCCGAAACCGGATTAGCCGGTGGTCGAAATCTGCACGACCTTGCGTTCCTGCAAGCGGGTCGCGCCGACGGTCGACTTGACGTAGACCTGCGTGGCGTAGCGCTTGTCGGGGCGCACGTCGACGCGGCTGGTGACGTCGTTCCACATGCCGAGGTGCATGGCGGTCGAGCACCATGCGGGCACGAGGCGGGTCGAGCCGCCCATGGTGGCCGCGGCGTCGTAGGCGGTCGCATCGTTGAACTCGACCGGGATGAAGTTGAAGCCCATGAAGGCCGTCACCTTGCCTTCCACGAGGGTCGGGCGGGTGTTGTAGTCGAGGTTCGTGACCTGAATTTCGTTGAGCAGGCCGTCGTGATCGTTCGAGGTGATCGCGGCGAACAGCTTCTCGTATTCGAGGTCGACGCCCGCGCTCATGAAGAGGCGCTTGGCGGCGCGCAGCTTGGCGACGTTGAGGTTCGAGTTCGTGCCGCCGACGTTCACGCCCACCTGCTGCCCCGCCGGGAAGGCGGTCGAGGCGGTGCCGTTTTCGCCGGTCGCCGAAGCGGCGAAGAACGCCTGAAGGATTTCATCGTCCTGCGCGCGGCGCACGGCGTTGACGCCGTTCTGCACGTAGCCCGACTGCGGGTCGATCAGCATACGCAGGCGGTCCTGATCGTCGATCAGATCGGCCCATTCGTAGTCGTTGGGGAACACCCAACGCGCGTCGGCCGGGGTCGAGATCAGGGGGGTGTCGGAGTGACGCCCGAGATTCTTCACCGGCTTGACCGCGCCGATCTGCTCGACGGCCTTGGCACCCTTGCCGGTGTAGGAGCCTTGCATGACGGTGGCGAGCAGCTTCCCGCCGCGCTGCTGGAGCAGCATTTCGACGTTGGTGCTGTATGCCTGAACGAAGTGGGTCGGAACCTGAAACGACATGGCTGATTTCCCTTGTTGCCATGCCAGTTATCCGGTTCCCTCCGGGCCAGCCGTCGAGAGCAATTGATGCCCCTCGACGGCTGGATAGCTGAATTGCCAGTTATGCGTCAAGAGGGATATGCAGTCTTGAACAGGCTCTCCCATTCGGCGTTGGCTGCCTTGCGCACTTCGGGGTTGGGCGACAGCAGTTTTGCTTGGAAATCGCTGTCGCGCGAGAGCGTGTCGATCCGCTGCTTCGCCTGATCGGCCGTCTGCGTGAACTGCGAGGTGCCGCCTTGCTTGCCGGGGGTCGGAGCCGACGCCTCCGTCATCGCCTGGCCGAACTTGCCGAACATGTTCATCATGGCCTTGGTGCCGATCGCAAGCTCGATCTTGTCGAGCACGCCCTTTTCGAGCCCCGACGCCCGGAAGGCGCGCCGCCCGGCTTCCTCGAAGTCGCCGAACTTGTCGCCCATCTCCTGCTGAAGCGCGGTGTATTCCTGATCCGAAGCGGTGTGAAACGCCTTCAGGCCCGCCACCTCGTCGGACAGAACGTCGTTCACGAGCCCCTTCGCGATCTCCGGCGGCAAGCCTGCGCGCTGGAACCACGCCGTCGCCTTCTCGACCACGGGCGTCATCTCCGCGGCGAACTGCTGCGAAAGCTCGACGGGGAGGCCCGCTGCGGTGAAGAGATCGGTCGCCGTCGCCTGCACGCTCTCGGGCGTGAAGCCGTAATCGGCGACGTCGGCCGGAGCCGAGAATCCCGCCTTGGCGCGGAACGCGGCGATCTCTTCCGGAGTGGCGTCGGCCTTCGGCTTCACGAGGATGCGGTCGACGTCGCCGCCGCGCTCCAAGCTCACCAGCTTCTCGACGTTGGTGTAGCTCTCCAGAATGTCGTTCGGGTTTGTCCACCCCTTCGCCGCGATGGCCGGGGCGTATTTCGGGTCGATCCCCGCCTGCTGGAACCAAGGCGTGTCGGTCGGCGTGGGAGTGGGTGTCGGCGTCGGTGTGCCGCCCTGGCCCGGATCGGCCGGCGGATTGGTCTGTTGCCCTGCGCCGCCAGCACCGCCGGTCGGATCAGGGTTGCCCGCGGAGAGTGCTGCGGACCCCGGATTCGTTGCCATTTACTGTTCCTCTTCTCGTAGGTTTGCCGCCTCGTAAGGTTCGAGGTGCAGGAGCTTTACGAAGTGATCCCACACCTCCCGACGCTGCGCGGCGGCCGCCGTAGCTATCGGGTCGACCGCGCCATTGCGGTCGTATTGCGTCAGAGAGCCGCAGCAGAGCTTCTTCAACTCCACGGCCAGCACTCGGGCGTCACGGTTCAACTGCCCTCTCGGATCGAGCAGCAGTCGGCGAATGGCGATTTGCTTGCGCCGGTAGCGCGCCGACATGTCAGTTCGTCTCGAACGGATTCTGACCGCGCTGGATGTTGCTCGCGATCCGCTGCTCGATCGCAAGCTGGCGCAGCGCTTCGAGCGCCGCCATGAGCCCTCCGCCGAGCTTGTTGAGCAGCGGAACGGTCTGGCTGCGCACCGCCATGTTGACGTCGTAGCTGACTTCGGTGTTGCCGAGCAGATCGACGGTGACGACGACGAAGCTGGTGATATCGCCCTTCTTGAAGCGGTCGTGAGCGATCCCGAGCGCGTCTTTGTCCTTGGTTTCGAGCATGAGGCTCATGGTGGTTCTCCGTTGTTGAGCGCCTTATTCGACGATCTGCCAGTCGTCGGCGAGAATGTCGGCCTGCGAAGCGAGCCACGGCACCACGTAGCCTTGCGCAGTCTTCATGTCGATGTGCGCATGATAGTCGATCTGCGTCCCTTCGGGGTATATCCCGAGAAGCGGCGGCCGGTTCACGGTGAAGGTCGAGCCGGGGACGAGGAACAGGAACATGCCCTTTCCGTTCCAACCCGCACGCGCGACCTTACGGCCGAGCTTCAGCATCTCGACGGCGCGGCCGAAGCTCATGGCGTCGGTCGGCCGATAGGCGCGAGCGAAGACGTCGGCCGGGCTCCACGAAATGTAGCCTTCGTGCCGCGGGTCGTTGCTCGCGCCGCCGTCGACATACTCAACGAGAAAGCCTTCATCCGCGCCGTTCTCGTTTTCGGGCAGCGTCCACCCGCGGTAGGCGTGGTAGGCGAGCCGCGTCATGGCGGTGGCGAGGATCAGTTTGGTTCCGATGAAAGCGCGCATTTCACTTCTCCGTTGCTTTCGGCCCTAGAAAGGCGCGGCCGTGGACGCCTGCTGCGCTTGCGCAGCGCTCTTCGCCGTGTCGGCGATGACGGGTGCCGCCTGAAGGGCAAGCTGCAAATCCTGCTGCTCCTGCTTGGCGGCCGCAATGGCTTCCTTCTCGGCGGGGGTGTTGAACATGCCGAGTGGCGCGCCGTTCGCGTCGGCGACGACCTTCAGGGCGCGCCGGTAGTTGATCTCTTCGAGCACGCCCTCGTCGTATTGCGCGATCGTGCCGACAGTCTCCAGCGTGCGCAGCACGCCAACGCCCTCTTCGGCGCGCTGCGCACGGGTGAGCGGGCTGTCGTATTCGATCTCCAGCGCCCCGCCCGACATGGCGAGTTCTTCGGGCATGGGCGGCAGCGCGTCCTCGATCACGCCGCTGGCGTCCATGATATCAAGTTCCCGCGCGACGATGGTGCCAAGGAACTCCGACTGCTGGCGGCCCATGGTCGGGGCGAGCAGAGCGCCCTTCTCCTGCGCGCGCAGCATGGCCTCCGTGGCCGTCATCTCGGGCGTCTCGACGAGGATCTGAAACAGCGTCACGAGGAAGCTGCGGTTGATCGACTGCCGCCGCTGATCTTGGAGTTCGAGGCTGAAGCGCGGATCGCCCTGCGGAGCCGCGCTCTTCGCCAGCACCTCCCCGCGCTCGTTCATGTAGCCCGCGTTGATCGCTCCGGCACGCATCGAGAAGGGCGTCATCGCGTCGACGTCAGCCGTCAGCCACGGCGGGTCGGTGACAAGCTGGCCGTAGCGCAAGCTCGTCTTCGCCATCTCGTTGAGCGTCTTGATATCCGCGAGCGCATCCCACGCCGGGCTACGGCCGTAGACCTCGCCGGGGGCGACGGTGTAGCGCGAGACGGCCAGGGGGAAGGTGCGGTAGCCGCCTTCGCGGATCATGTGCTTGCCTTCGCACAAGACGTCGTAGGCGCGGTAGGCCATGCCCTCGTAGCCGACGTTGCCGGGCTTGCGGTTCATGTTCTGGCAGACGTGGAAGATGAACTCGAACGTCTTCTCCGGCTCGCTCTCGTAGAACTTGGTGACGTTCTCGGGCAGATTTTCGCGCCCGAACTTGTCGACCGCCTGCTTCACCGTGAGTTCGTAGCGCCAGTAGAAGCCGACGATGAAGCCCCATGCGTCCTCGACGAGCCAAAGCTGCGAGAGAGGGATCGAGCGGTAGAGGATGCCCCGCGACATGCCGTCTTCGATCAGCAGCGCTCCGGTGCCGAACGCGCCGAGAGACAGGAACACCTCGCTCGCCTGCGAGGCGAAGTTCGACCGGGCCGAATAGCGGAGCCGGAAGGTGAGATCGCGAAGCTGCTCCAGCCACGACATGACGTCGAGGTTTTCGAGCAGCGCGGGGTTGGAGGGCCGGTAGCCGTGATACTTCTGCGTGCGCGGGATCACGAGGCTTTCGATCGCCGCGGCGAAGCTCGGCAAGGCCAGGGGGGCGGTCGAATCGTAGATAAACTCGTCGCGCCGAGCGCCCTTCTCGCGCTTGGTGTTGAAGTCGCCCATGCGCGGCAGGACGTAGCGCGCGATCTGCTCGAACTGATTGTCGAAATTGCAGCGATCCGCGCGGGCCTTGTCGGCCTGCTTGATGATCTCGCTCGCAGTCATGTTGCCTTCCACGCGCACCCCCTGAAATCAAAGACCGGCTGGCGCTTCGGCACGGAGATACACCCGCGCCAGCCGGTCCACGTCACCCCGCCGTGGCGGAGGGCGTTCTCGTTTTCCCGAGATCGGGAAGGCCCGTGTCACCCGTGAGCACGGTCGTTGCGCGACCGCGCCGCAGCGTGCGGTCCATAGCGTTCTGCCGGGCCTGCGCGTCGTCGACGGTCGGAACCGGCGGCGGCTCGGGCACCTTCGGCTTGGAGAACAGGCCCGCCATGCCGGTTACTCGCCCGCCGGAGCGGGAGCCGCGGCTTCGGCTTCGAGAGCCTTGGCGGCTTCGGCGTCGTCGAAGGCTTCGAGCCACGCTTCGCGATTGTCGCCATCGGCGTAGGGGCAGTCGTCGCGCGACAGGCCGAGTTCGGATGCCTGCGTGCCCTGATCGCGGATCGGGGCGAACTTCTTTTCGGACATGGTGGTTCCTTTCCTTAGACGGAGAGCGAGGACGAACCTCTACCGGAACGATAGCCGCCTGTCGAGATGGGGTTGCCGTTGGCGTCGGTCTGCGGCTTGTAGTAGGGGTCGTTGGCGCGCGGGTGCGGCTTGTTCTTTTTGCCACCGCCGAAGACAGCGCGGCCGATCGCGCCGCCCGCCACCGCGCCGATCGGCCCCCCGAGCGCTCCGCCTACGAGCCCGCCTGCCACTTTCGGGATGAAACTCATGCCTTTGCTCCTACCAGTTCGGTTCGCCCGTGCCCTCTGCGATCCTGCCGGGGCCGCCGCGCTCGTCGAAGCCGAACGGGTTGACGCTCCGGCGGGCGATGCGCGCGTGTCTTAGCATCATCATGGCATACCTGCTAGCGGAGATCAGATCGTCGAACTCCTTCACGATCTTGCCGTCTTCGCGGTGGTAGAGGCGGAACTCTTCGAGCCAGAGCGGGCACACGCCGTCGAAGACTTTCCACCGGCCGTCGTTCATGCGCTCCAGCATTTCGAGCACCCCGGCCTCGACGGAGTTCGAGCCGTTCGGGAACTGCGCATGCTCCCCGAGCATGTTGAGCCCGGCCTGCTTGTATTGCTTGGCAAGCTGCTCGCCCGAGCCCTTGTCGGCGATCATGCCGTCATGCGGCCACGCCCACGGGATATCGCCCCACGAGCGCTTGTCGCCGATAGTGGCGACGTGCTGCTTTGGCGTCGCTTTGCTCAACCTGTGCTCGCGCACGAGATACACCACGTCGTTGTCGCGATCCCATGCGAGCTTGGCGGCGGCCGTGGGGTGATCCCACCCGAAGTCGAGGCCGCCGATCAGGGGCCAGTGATCGGGCAGCTTGAACGGCGGAATGAGGATGCGGCTCTCGGCGATCGGGAAGATGCGGCCGGAGCCGAGGATCGGCACCCCCATGGCGCGGGCTTCGCGCTCGTGTTCGGGGTAGCGGGCGATGATGCGCTCGCGCTCTTCGGGGCTGATGTGCTCGGCGTCGTGGATCGTCATGGTGACGACCGCGCGGTGAGCGTCCTTCTCGTTGAGGAACCGGCGCACGACCTCGGACATGCCGAGCAGCGGCGTGAAGGTGCAGAAGGTCGAGCCGCTGGTCGCCGTCGTGCGGGTGATCCCTTCGGAGTAGACGTCCTGCGGGGGCTCTTCGTCGAACCACACCCCGTCGACGGTGTTGGCCTGCCACTTCTCGCGCCCTTGGTCGTAAGACTTGAACAGGAGGGTGGACGCCCCGCCCGCTGCGTGCTTGACGGTGATGGAATCGAGCGCGTCGGGCACGCCCTGCCGCCGCGACCAATCGAGCAGCGCGTCCTTGGGGACGTAGCCGGTGCCCCATTCGGCCTCGACCTTGGGGGTGCCGACGAGCAGGCGTTGAACGCCGTCGCGGGTAAGCTCGCTCGACACCGATCCGGCGAGCCACGTCGTCGGCCGATCCCACCGGCGGCCAGGCCACCACTGCGGGTAGCGGCCGGTGAGGTGCATGGCGACCTCCGCGGCTCCGGCGAACGTCTTGCCTAGCTGGTTCCCGGCCATGAACAGGCGCTCGTAGATCGGGAGACACCCGGCCGCGTGGAACTCTAGCTGCTTGGCGTAGGGCCTGTAGTGCGCCAGCCGGTTCTCGGAGAACCGCCGGTCCTTCTCGGCCCTGATCCGCTGCGCGAAGACGGCCCACTCTTCGGGCGAGGCGTCTTCGGTTGGCGGCGACGTCTGCGACGTGGCTGGCGGGGCGATATCGGCTTCAGACAAGAGGCCCCTCCTGACCTACGTCGCCTGCGGCGTCGCCACTGCGTGGCCTGCTCCAGCCGATCACCCACGAGCGCACGACGATGCCGAGGATCACCGGGCCGAGGCAGAGGGACGCTCCGGCGATCAGCGCTGCTTCAGCAAAGCCCACACCCGCCTCCGCAGTCGCTCTGCCCGCAGACGCACCTCGGGGCGGTATGCAGCGCCCACATGAGCCAGATCGCCATGAGGACGAAGGCTCCGAGGATCATGATTTTGCCCATGCTTCTCTCCGTTCCTGTCGAGCACGCGACGGCGGCTCGGTGAGCGGTGTCGCTGCCTTCGCCGGCCAATGAAGGGACCACACACCCGCAACGGGGCCGACACTTCAGGACAGCTTGACCTTCGCGGCGGGGAAGCCGAACCGCTCCGCGCTCCCCCGGAATCTCCCCGCTGCGGCCACGCTTGTGCCTGAAAAAACGCCGGGGTGCAAGACGCGCCCCGGCTGGTGAGTTTGGGAGAGGATGCCGGATCGGCGAACGAGTTGCCGAAGCGACGCGGCCTATTCTTTCAGAACAGAGACGCGGGGTCAACAGGATCAATCTGCTGGAGCGCGGCGCGGTTTCTGGCAGAAACGCTATGATCCGGTTCGGCGAAGGGGCGACCTACCGGATATGGCAGGATTGCTTGTTTTAACGTGTTATGCCGTTCCGGCGTGTCGGCCGTCTCGGCCCGCTCCGCCGCTATTGTGGATGGGGTATTTTCTCCCCCGACACCCATTTCGCCGCAGCGGCCCCCCGCCCCCCTCTCGGGCGCATCGGGCAGATCGGCGTTTTCGTCGGTGAGCTTGTGCGAGCGAAGCGGGGCAGGCTGCAAAGCCTGTGGCGGAGAGGGCAGGGCACGCGCGGCGCTTTCAGCAAGGCCAGGCGCATCGGCTTGAATGACGCGCGCTTGTTCGGCTTTGAGCCCTGCCATCCGTTCCGCATATTCTAGCATTTCGGCTAGGCGTTCATCGGACATACCGTCAGTGGGCGTGCTGATTTCAATCTTTTGCGGCATGAGGCGCGCAACCATTTGCATAGAGGCGACGGGATCGTGAAAGAACGCGCGGGCTATGACGCTTTCCCCCTGCTCTTCCCAAGCGGCGTAGACGTCTTCGAAGAAACGCTTTGCGAGCTTGGCGCGAGAGCCGGTTTTGCGGCGTTGCGGCGTTGCGGGCTTGAACGGGTCGCGATAAGTTGCACTTTTGCCAGACATTTTGAATTTTCCCCGATTTTCGGCGATTAGAGGCCGGGCCGATAAGGCGCTAGGGAACTATCCCCCATAGCCGAAGCGGGCGCAACGGGGTTTAGAAAAGAGGTGCAACTCACCCTTAAGCCTTTGAACCGTAACGGATAATCGGCCATGGCGAACGCCTTGGGAATCGGGCACCTGAAAGCCGCAAAGCCCACAGAACCGGGGCGGATTAGAGGCCTGAAAGCGTCTCGCAGTGACGTGAACGGGGCAAAAACCCTATAGCAAAAGTGTAAGGTAGGCCCCTAAATACCACCCCTTACCACCTACTACCTGCCATAGCGACGCCGGGGCCGTAGAGGCGCGACGCCCGGAAGGGCGGCGCAAGCCGAGACGGGGTGGTAGTAACCCCCCGGCTATGGAATAGAATATATGCTATGAAACGGAACACTTTTGCGCTACGGATGCGCGGTTTCATATAGAGGAGAAACACCCATGCCCCGAATAATGCCTTATCTCGACTTCACCGGCGATGATACGCCCGAAATAGGCTCGCGACTGGTCGTCGACCGCAAAGCCGCGACGGGCCGTTGCCGCGAACGTGTGCACGTCTGCACTCACAAGCTCATTGACTTCGAGGATCACACGCGCCGCGATGGCAGCGCCGGAACGCTTCTTACCTGGCAGAGCGAATGCAGCGAATGCAGCTGCGAGTTTGAACAAGTCACCGGCGCGAGCTTCAAGGGCTTCATGCGCCGTTGCCCCGATTGCCGCAAAGCACGTCCGCGCGCTTGGCAGAGCTTCCCCAAAGGCCCGCGTCACCGTTACACCCTTTACGGCATAGGTGAGTTTGCGCCCGGCGAAGTCAACCCTGCGAGCTTGTTCTAGCTTTTTTTGCCATAAGGGCTTGACGGCTTCTAGCAAAATTGCCATATAGCGGGAGTGAGCCGCGATTTGGCGCGGTGACGCAGCGGAGAAACGACCATGGCACATATGAAACCTGCAGAGCGCGCGGCTCTTGAGGCCGGATACCGCGAAGGCGAGAGGGTGAGCCTCGCCTACGGGCGCTGCCAATACGTCAACCCCCACCCTTGGGGTTCGCCGCTGCATCTCGCCTTTGAGTTCGGATATTACGTCCAAGAAAAGGGCCTCACCCTAGGCGCGACGGATTATTGGCAGAAGGGCCGCGGCAAGACTTTCGTTTCGCCTGTAGGCCACACGTTCAGGATTTGGTGCACCAAAACCGGCTTCGGTATCCAACGCGCCGCCTAATGCCCTCACCGCGCCTGGCCTTCGCGGCCGGGCGCGGCATTGGCACTAGAGCCACTAGCGGAGAAACGACCATGACGTATACGCAAACCGACTATGAGCGCGAGCGCACTATCTGCGATAAGGCTGCGGCCTATGCGGAGCAATTTCGCCAGAAAAACGGCTGGATTGTCATTCCGAAGGAAGCGGCCGCGCACACTGACTATGCCGCGTGCGATAATGCCATGCGCGGCCGTGTCGAGCGCTTCGAGATTTTCCGCGACAAGCCCGCGCGCCTCTATGCCTACCTCAACAGCGATTGCACGGCCGTTACCACCTGGCCCGGCGACAATCTCGGCTCCGCGCGTGTCGAGCACTATCGCACGGCCGGCGGAAAGCGGCGCGTGCGGATCGAAACGACCATCGCCGGAGCGCGCTATAAGGGTTTTGGCGAAGGCGCGGGCATGTTCTGCAACCTTCGCCGCGTCGCCTAGTGCCCCATTAACCCCTTGCGCGGCTCCGGCCGTTCAGGGGGCGATGATGGCACTAGGCCACGCGCGCCCGCAATCATGGGGCCGCGAAACGGAGAAACGACGTGGATCTGAAAACTTGCCCGGATTGCGGCTATCCGCACGCAGGCGAGGATTGCGACAATCCCGCATGCTTTGCCAATCCGCGTGTCAGCGACGCGCAGAAAGCGGCATGGCGCGAGCGCAACGAACGGCTGAAGGCCGAAGAGGCGGAGCACCAGCGCATCGCCGACATTCGCCGCAGGATGCGCGGCTAATGTCTTGGGCTCTGGAGCACCGCGAGGCCATTGACCTCGCCGCACGCGCAATCATGGCGACCGCCGGCCTTTTCGCTGGCTGGAGCCTTTACCGCGATCTGCGTGCCGCCTGGCCGCGTTTCATCGCACTACTGGAGGAACGAAACGATGGCGATGACACCTGAAGCCGTCGCGATCTGTCTGCGCGACGACCCCACATTCGCCACGTCCACCCGCGAAGAGCAGGAGGCCGAAGCGGCCGCCCTGCTCGGCAGCGACGACCCCTTGGACGTCGCAATCGCGATCGAGCTTGCGCTTGAAGGCGCACCGGCACCCGTCGCAATCATGGGGCCGGGCGACGAAGGGTGCAGGCTCGAAAAGCCGTGCGCCGCACCCCGTATCGCGGGCAACGGCCGTTGCATGGATTGCGGCGCATATCGCCAGAGCCCCGCTACAAGCCCCGTGGAGCGCGAAGAGCCCTTGGAGGCCCCTGCACCACCTTCGGAGCCGGAAAACGCACCAGCACGCAGTGGCGACGCCGCAGGCGGCGTGGCCGAAAAACCGGCCCCCGCGAGGCGGAAAAAGCCCGTGAGCTACGCAGAGGCGCACCGGCAGCGGCAGGCCAAGGCCATGCGCGACCCCGAGGCCACGTTCATCGGCCGCTACAAGGAACTGACGGGCACGGCCGACCGCGAGCTTGCAGCCATGACGGGCAAGAGCCGCGCCACGATCCAAGCCTATGCGCGCGGCCAACTGCCCGAGAAGCTGGAGCCCGAGACGATCCGGCACCTGGCCGACGATATCGGCGAGCGCATGATCCTGCTCGCCCAACTGCAACGCGACATGCTCGCCGCGATCGGGGAGGTGGACTGATGGACGCCTACACCGACCCGACGTGGTATCCGAGCAGCCACGGTGCCAGCAAATACAGATGGGGCGTGTCGCGCTTCGCGGGCAGAGAGTGGCACGAGGATAAAAGGGGCCGCGCACTTCGGTTCGCGTCATTCGAGGCGGCGAAACGCTTGGCCGACAAACTGAACGGCGAAGTCGACTAGCCCGCTACCCCTCGCAATCATGGCGCTTCGAGAGCCGCTGCGCAAAAATCTGCGCGGCGGCTCTTGACGTATGTGGGCATAACAGGTTAGTCCTGCCAGCAGCAACGGAGACGCAACATGTTCGATACCTACATCACACCGCGCCCGCGCACCGAATACGTCACGCGCCAAGTCAACGTCACCGAGCAACGCGCTCCTACCGACGAGAGCGTGAAGTTGCTGCGCGAGATGGAGCAGGCCGCCGACGCCAAGCGGATCGCGGCGATGAAGCTGGAGGGCAACGCCTTCAAGGGTCATCTTGAGGTGTGGCAGGAGCCGTCGCAGAACTACATGATCTTCGCCGCTGCCGTGTTCGATATCAACGGCAAGCGCTGCACCGCCAAGGCCAGTGTCGACGAGGTGAAGCCCGATGGCTGGCACAAGATCGAACTCATGCAGGCGCTTCACGCCGAGATCGCCAAGGTCGTCGCGGCCGAAGTGCTCGGCGATTGCATGAAGGGGCTTCGCTGGTGAAGCAGCTATCGAACCTGCGCAGGGCCGCCGACTACATCGAGCGCGGGGGCTCGGGATTCTTTTCAACGGAGAACCGAAATGCTAGCGAACAGGCGTAAGGCTTCGGCCGCGCAGGGTGACGACGCAACGCTGACGCGGTTCGTCAAAACCGATGGCTTCCACAAGTCGGAGCGCAAGGCTGCGCCCATGCCCGCAGACGCTACCGGAACGCGGTTCAAGGGCCGAGTGCTGCGCATAGCTCACGCGGGCAACCTGCTGGTGAGCGGGCACAACAACATGAAGCTCGGCCGAGACGTCCGCAAAGGGAAGCTGAAGGGCTATTGGATTTACACTCTTTCGCTCGAAGAGCGCGCTACCTGCCCGCGATCCTGTTTTCATTGGCGCGACTGCTACGGCAATGCGCTCCATATGAACAAGCGGATCGACCACACCGACCCTGCGTTCCTGCCCGCGCTCGAAGCCGAGATCGAGATGCTGCTGATCCGGCTCCACGCGCTCGGCGACTTCTACAGCGTCGGCTATGTCGACTTCTGGCGCGATCAGCTTCGCAAGCATCCGCGCCTCGCGATCTTCGGCTACACGGCGCACGATTGGCCGGGCACTATCGGCCAGCGCCTCATGCTCGGCGAGATCGAGTTCGACCGGCGGTGGATGATCCGCAACAGCAATAGCACCTCGCCGCGCATGGCGACGCGCTCGATCAAAGCCGAAGCCGGCTGCCCGTCCGACGCCTTCGTGTGCCCCGAGCAGACAGGCAAGACGCGCTGCTGCGCGACGTGCGCGGCGTGCTGGAGCACCACCAAGAACGTCGCCTTTCTGGAGCATTGACGATGACGCCGCAGGATATCGAGAAGTTGGAGCTATGGTATGGCGCTGAAGTGACGCCGTGCGGGAGCCGCGTGACGTGTAATCCCGCGCCGGTCGATACCGACACGGACTATCTCGTCTTCGTCGCTACGGACGATCACCTGTCGAAGCTGCTCACCTATCTCGACGAAGAGGGGTGGCAGTGGGAAGGCGCGACGGAGCATTATCAGAACGTCTGCGCTAATACCTTCACGTCGTTCCGGCGCGGCAGCGACAACCTGATCGTGACGAAGAACCGCGATTTCGTGCGGCTGCACAAGATCGCGACGCGCATCTGCACTCGGCTCAACCTCATGGAAAAGCCGGATCGGATCATGGTCTTTCAGGCCGTGCTCTATGGCAATACGGAGTGGGGGCTTTGATCCTCTCCTGCGATCCGGGCATTACGGGTGCCTTCTGCTTCAACGATTGGTCGACCGGCCGCTTCGAGATCGTGCCCATGCCGGTGCAGAAGCGCGAAATCCGCGGCCGCGCCAAGCGCACGATCATCGACGAGGCCGAAGTGCTCTCGACCCTCCAAGCCTTCGCGGCGATGGGTGCGACGCACCTCTTCATCGAACAGGTGCAGGGCCTCCCCGGCCAGAGCGCCCCTGCGGCGTTCAACTTCGGCATGGGCTACGGGATCGTGCGCATGGCGGCCAGGGCGGCAGGGCTCGCGATCGAGGCGGTGCCTCCGGCGCTCTGGAAAGCCGAGCTTCGCGTGCCGAAGGACAAGCGGGCGGCGCGCGGCCGCGCTTCCGAGATGCTGCCGATGCTCGCGCACCTCTGGCCGATGCAGAAGGACGACGGCAAGGCCGAGGCGGCCATGCTGTCGCTCTACGGCGAGCGCTGGATCAAAGGTGGGGTGCGCCGCACCCGCACCGCCGAAGAGCAGGAGGACGTCGAGCAGGCGCGGCGCAATCGCGAGGCGGCTGCGGAGCGGAAAGCGGCCGCCAAGCTCGCACGCACAGCTAGCGCCGTGGCTTCGCAGGAGGCCAGCCGGTGAGCGGTGCCTACTACAACGAGATCGACCCCTTCGCCGCCGAGTGGCTGCGCCGGTTGATCCTTTTCGGACACATAGCGCCCGGCGACGTCGACGAGCGCGATATTAGGGACGTTTCACCCGATGACCTTAGAGGCTACACACAGCACCACTTCTTCGCCGGGATCGGCGTCTGGAGCTACGCCGCCCGCCGCGCCGGATGGCCCGACGACCGCCCTCTCGCCACCGGCTCCTGCCCCTGCCAGCCTTTCAGCGCGGCAGGCCGACGAGGCGGGGTTGAGGATGAGCGGCATCTATGGCCTGCGCAATACCACCTCATCCGCGAGTGCGGCTTTCCTGTGTGGGTTGGAGAGCAGGTTGCGAGCAAAGACGGACTTGCTTGGCTCGACGTTGTATCGGCTGACATGGAAGGCGCGGGCTACACCGGCGGGGCGCTCGATCTCTGCTCTGCGGGCTTCGGCTCGCCCAATATCCGTCAGCGCCTATACCTTGCATGGGTGGCCGACCCCTTGCGCGCAGGACGGCCCGAACGGAGGCCCGTCGCAGGGGCCGGATCGGCTACCGGCAGCAGCAGCCTTGACGGGCTGGCCGACGCCGACGAGCCTAGCGCCAGCGAAGAACGGCAACAACGAGGCGGGGAACTCGGCGGGCCTCGTGGCGATACGGAAGCTGGCGCTCGAAATGCAGATGGAGGGGCCGTTCTGCGTCCGGGGCCGGTTAGCGGATACTGGCGAGGCGCTGATTGGCTGCTGTGCCGAAACCCTGTCGGAGAGCCAAGCCGGAGGCCCGTTGAACCCGGCACATTCCCGCTGGCTCATGGGCTTGCCGGAAGAGTGGGACGACTGCGCGCCTACGGAAATGCGGTCAACGCGCAAGTCGCGACCGGCTTCCTCGAAGCGCTGAAGGAGACGCTGGTGTGACACCCCTCAACCTCATGCCCTATCAGGTGCAGGGCGCAGACTTCCTCGCCAATCGCGACCGCGCAGGCGTGTCACTACACCAACATTCAACCGCTATGGCGGGCAGACAACCGACGCAAAGGTGCAAAATGCCTTTAGAGCTATTCCCTTATCAGGTCCAAGGCGCGGAGTTTCTGGCGAACCGGGATCGAGCGGCGCTGCACGACGAAATGGGAATCGGGAAAACCGCGCAGATAATCGGCGCGCTCGACCGTTGCGGGGCGTTTCGGGTGATAGTCGTATGCCCCGCCGCCGTGCGCGAAGTGTGGGCAGGCGAGTTTCGCAAATTCGCCCGTATCCCGCGCAAAATACTGAAGGCGAAGAATATCCACGATCTCGGCACATGGCTGAAAGGTCGAGCGGACGTAATGCTGGTGAGCTACGAGCTTGCGGCCAAATGGGCACCCGAGATCGAGCGCCACGGCGATTTGTTCGACGTGCTTGTGCTCGACGAAGCCCACTACCTCAAGACGCCTACCTCGCAGCGAACGAGAGCCATCCTCGGCACGCAATGCGACGGCGCGAACGGGCTGGCGCGGTGGGCGGCCCGCGTTTTCTTCGCGACGGGCACCCCCATGCCGAACGATCCTGTCGACGTGTGGCCGTGGCTCCGCTTCGTCGGCGGCACGACGCTCGGGCTCGGCCCCTTCACCGCCCGTTACTTCAAGAGCCGCATGGGCACCTTCAGCGCCAAGCAGACGCCCCGCGACGAGATGATCCCCGAACTGAAGATGGCCCTCGACGCCTTCCGGCTGAAGCGCACCAAGGCGCAGGCCGGGCTCCAGCTACCCCCGATCCACCTCACGACGACGACCGTGGACGGCGATACGCGCGAGATCGTCGCCATGCTGAAGGAATGGCCGGGCTTGGAGCAGGCGATCCTCGACGCGATCGAGCAGGGCGGCCTATCGTTCCTCGACGCGCAGCACATTGCGACGCTGCGCCGTCTCGTCGGCGAGGCCAAGGCTCCGGCCTACTCGAAGCTGATCGCGGAGGAACTGCACAACGGTCGCGACAAGCTCGTCGTCTTCACATGGCACACCAAGGCGGCCGAGATCATCACCAGCTATCTTGCCAGCGAGGGACTGCACGCGACGCTCGTCGACGGCAAGACCAAAGAGCTTGACCGGGTGGCCGCGGTGCAGTCGTTCCAGAACGACCCCGATCACCGCGTCTTCGTCGGCAATATCCGCGCCGCCGGAACGGGGCTCACGCTCACCGCCGCCAGCGATCTCGACATGTTCGAGAGCAGTTGGGCTCCGGCCGACAATGCGCAGGCCCTCATGCGGGTGCACCGCATCGGCCAGGCGAAGAACGTCCGCGCCCGCTTCATCAGCCTCGCCGGTTCGATCGACGAAATCGTGAGCGACACCGTGGCGCGCAAGACGGCCGCTATCGCCTCGATCGAAAACTACGGAGAAGCAGCATGAGCAAGAGATTCGGGCGCAATCAGCGCCGCAGGATGCGCGAAGAGATCGCCACCAAAAACGAGATGCTTTCGGAGGCATTGAACCGCAGCAGGGAACGGAAGCTCGAAGCCGACGAGCTTCGTTCGCGTCTGCACCGTTGGGCCGAAGACGTCGCGCAGCTTATGGGGCCGGATAGCGCCTTCAACGAGCAGGTGCGGCGCATGGCGGTCGAAGACGTGCGATCGTTCGGCGGCCGGCTCCGGCTCTCCCCTGTCGATCTCATGAGGATCGTGCCGCGCAGCGCCCCGGTGCCCATGACGTCCGTCGTGACGATTATCGAGGCGCTGATCTGGCGCTTGCACCTCTCGCGCGACGAGTTCCGGCCGATGGTTCGGATCGAACTGGAGAACCGATACGCGGAGCCTGTCGGCTACGCCCTGGCCGAAGATCATCGGTGGACGGAGCGCGACGTTCGCTATCTCGCCGAGCGCATTGCACGGGAGATGACCGATCTGCTCAACGGCGCTATTGACAAGCGCAAGCGCCGCGCATAACACGTTAGTCCTCTTGAACAGGAGATACACCGAAATGCCTATCAACCTCACGATCAGCGCCGACAACGTGCAGGAGTTCGACACTCTACTCGCGCGTTTCGTGCGCACCCCGTCGACGGCCATCATGCCCGAGATCGCACACACCCCCGCCGCCGTCGAGGCGGTCGTTGCGACCGAAGCGGCCCCCAAGGGAAACGCCCGGAGCCGGAAGCCGAAGAGCGACGATGCGAGCGCGGCCACGGCAGCGTCGTCTACCCCGGCTACTACGCAGGACAATGGCGGCCAGACGTCCGACAATGGCCCCACTGCGACGACCGCTGCACCCCCTTCTGACGCTGCGGTCGATCCCTTTGCCACCACGGCCACCCCGGCGGCCACCAGCCCGGCCGATCAGGCTGCGGCTGACGCGGGCGAGGTGACGATCCAGCAGTTGAAGGACGCCATGGCCGATCTGCTGAAGGCCAAGAGCGCGTCGTTCGCCATGCAGACGCTCGAAGCCGCGACTGGCTGCAAGAGTCTCACCAGCGGCTCGCCTAACGTCGTCGAAAAGGCGAAGGACGATCCGACGATCATGCGCCGCACCCTCGACGCCCTCGTGGCGGCGAAAGCCGCTTGACCGTGCGCCGGGCTTCGGCCCGGCGTTCTGGCGAGAGGCGGTCGTGGGTGCAATGCTTCGGCGGCGCATATTAACCTTCCCGGAGAGATCGCCTCTCACCCGAACGAACGGAGAAACCTCAATGTCTGAACATGCAACGAAAGCACACTCGGATTTCGGCGGTAGCGTCATAGGAAGAGTGATAAAATGCCCCGGCTCTGTCGCGCTCGTCAAGAGCGTGCCCGAGCGCCGTTCCTCCGCCTACGCCGACGAGGGCACCTTCGCGCACGCCCTGGCCGAAGAGTGCCTGTCGCAGCGCATCTTCGACGCCAGCCAGAAGATCGGCGACGAGGTGTGGAGCCCGAAGCTCGCCAGCCGCAAGGCCGTCACGACCGAGATGGCGGCGGCCGTGCAGGTCTACCTCGACGCGGTGCAGGAAGAGATGAACCGCAGCCCCGATCCGGTGCTGCTGATCGAGGAACGCTTCACCCTGCCGATCTCGACGGCCGAAGAGGGCGAGGTGTTCGGCGCGAACGACGCGCTGGTCTACCACCCCTCGCTCGGCCGCCTCGTCGTCTTCGACTACAAGCACGGCGCGGGCGTCAGCGTGTCGGTCGAGGATAGCCCGCAGTTGAAGTTCTATGCGGCCGGGGCCGCTCTGTCGCACCCCGAATGGAGCATCGCCGAACTGGAGCTTGTGATCGTGCAGCCGCGCGCCCGCGACGCCGATCAGTATGACGTGCCGGGCGTCAAGCCCTGGCCGATGGATACCTTCGAGCTAATCGAGTTCGTTGGCACGGTCGAGCAGGCGGTGGCGCGGGCGAAGGATATCGAGCTTCTACCCGCCAAAACGACTGACACGCTGGTCGACGAAAGCGGCGCAGAGTGGAAACCTTACGCGGCAGGTGAGCATTGCCGCTGGTGCGATGCGGCCGCCGTGTGCCCGGTCAAGCAGCAGGAAGTTATCACTTCCATCGGCCTTGACTTCCACGACGTCGCGGGGATCAGCCCGAAAGCCCTGCCGGAGCCGAAGGACATGGACACCGCGCGCATCGCCGCGCTGCTGCAAGGGCTCGACGTGCTCACCGCATGGGCCAATCAGGTTCGCGACTTCGCCTACAACTGCCTCGTGCAAGGCGTCGCGATCCCCGGCTACAAGCTCGTCGACAAGCAGGGCCGCCGCAAGTGGATCGACGCGGAGGGTGATATCGCCGCCTACGTCGAGATGGTCTACGGCGTCGAAGCCGACGACATTTTCCCGCGCAAGCTGGTGACGATCACCGGGGCGGAGCGGCTGGTGAAGGCGAAGATCACCGACAAGGCGGGGCGCAAGGCCGCCCTCGACGATCTGTCGCTGCGCTTCACCCTGAAGGATAGCTCGGGCCTCACGATGGTGCCCGACACGGACAAGCGGGATGCCGTGCCCGCTGGTGCGGCCGCAGACTTTGCGGGCGTAAATATCAACGGCTAACCGAGAACCGAGACAGAAAGGAACCGAGTTATGACCTATGTGATGAACGCCTCCGACATGGACCCGAAGTGGGTCGAAGAAATGTGGGCGAAGTTCCCGTGCCAGAAGATCGTCGACGCCAACGGCCAGCCGAACGGCAACTACCGCACCGGCCCGGTGCGCGGCAGCTTCCTCAATATCTTCTCCCGCTCCAAGCCCGTGCCGCCCGCGACGCAGGGCAAGTTCACCGCGACCGCGCTCTTCCCGCCCGCTGCCGACATTTCGGTGTTGAAGGCGGCGGCCACGGAAGCCGCGCTGTCGAAGTGGCCGCAAGCAGGCCAGGCCGGCGGGCCGTCGCTGCACACGCCGTTCCGCCAGCAGGCCGACAAGGCGAACATCGAGGGCTACACCCCCGGCGGCGTCTTCATCGTCGGCGTGGCCGATCAGCGTCAGCCTTATATCGTCGACAGCCGTGGCGCGCCGATCACCAGCCAAGACGAAGCGCAGAGCGGCTACTGGTATCTCATGGTGCTGCGCCCGTTCGTCTTCGACAGCGGGCTCAAGAAGGGCGTCAGCTTCGGCCTCAACGGCCTCATGATGATCGCCAAGGATCGCACCTTCGGCGGTGGCGGCAGCAATCCCGCTGCCGACTTCGCGGGCGTCGCGATCGACACCAGCGCGCAGGCTGCGGCCGTTAACCCGGCAAGCCTGTTCTGACATGGTGCCCGGCGGCGCGGAAGCGAAGCGGTTTTGGCAGGCGCAGCGCGCCGCTGCGGCAGAAAACCAACGGAGAACCGATATGGGGCTTGAGAACACACCGGCCGAGCGCGGCGCGCGCTACGGCGACTTCAGCGATCATGCGCTTATCGCGCAGGAACTTCAGACAGTGATGCACACCGCCGAGACGCGCGATGCGACCGGCGCGCGCATGATCGGCTGGCACCGCCTTTCGGCCGTGCAGAAGCAGGCGCTCACGGTGATCGCCGACAAGATCGCGCGCATCCTCTCGGGCGATCCGAACTGCACCGACAACTGGCACGACATTCAAGGCTACGCGAAGCTGGCCGAGGACCGTTGCGTCGACACGACCGCGCCGCAGCTTCCGCTCGAAGACCTCATGTATCAGCACGGCAACATCGAGCGCCAGCAGGACGAGATTTTCTGCCCTCGCTGCGGCAAGCGGTGGGGCGTCGACGAGCCCGCGCCGGGGTGTAGCTGATGGGCGACGTCTCGGCGCATATCGACTTCGAGACGCGCTCCACCGTGGATCTCAAGAAGGCCGGTGTCTATCGCTACGCCGAGAGCCCCGACACGGGGATCATCTGCATGTCGTGGCGCATCGGAAACACAGGCCCCGTGCAGCGCTGGCGGCCGGGCGACGAAGACCCTTACGAACTTCTGGCCCACGTCGAGCAGGGCGGCCGCGTCGTCGCGCACAACGCGGGCTTCGAGCGCCCGATCTGGAACGCCAAGGTGCCGAAGCACTGGCCGCGCCTCCAGATCGAGCAGCAGGATTGCACCATGGCGCGGGGGCTCGCGCTCGGCCTGCCCGCCAGCCTCGACCAACTCGGCAAGGCGCTGCGCACCCCGATCCAGAAGGACAAGGACGGCCACGCCCTCATGATGCGCATGTGCAAGCCGCGCCGCATGGGCGAGGTCTACACGACGCACCGTTGCTCGCCGTGCTCCGGCCCCGCCTGCAAGGTGTGCGGCGGCACAGGGCAGATCAGGACCGTCACGGGCACCGTGCCGGTATGGTGGGATGACGAAGAGCGGATCGAGCGCCTGCAAGCCTACTGCGATCAGGACGTCGAGACGGAGACGGGCGTCGACGCCTCGATCCCGCAGCTCTCGCCGGAAGAGCGCCGCGTGTGGGAACTCGATCAGCGGATCAACGACCGCGGCGTGATGATCGACGTGCCCTCTGTCGAAGTCGCCCTGGCCGTCGTCACCGAAGCGCTGAAGCGCGCCGACGATCGCATGTGGTGGCTCACCGATGGCGAAGTGAAGAAGTGCTCCGAGGCGGCGAAGATCGTCAAATGGCTCAACGCCCGCGGTATCCCCTGTGAGAGCGTCGCCAAGGGCGAGGTCGAAGAGATCGTGCTCATGTCGTCGATCATGGGCGACGAGACGGCCGAAGAGGTTATCCGGCTCCGGCGCGCGGCGGCCAAGACGTCGACCGCCAAGTTCAAAGCGATGCTCAACAGCGTCGGGGCTGACGGCCGCGTGCGCGGAACGCTCGCCTATCACGGTGCGGCCACCGGGCGATGGGCCGGCCGAATTATCCAGCCGCAGAACTTCCTCCGATTCGACGCAGAGGAACTGCCCGACATTCTCATGATCCTCGACATGTTCGGCACCGGCAAGGTCGCCAAGGAACTCGCCGACGCGATCGAGATGCTGGTAGGCCCTCCGCTTGAAGCAGTCGCCAAGTGCATGAGGGCGATGCTCGTGGCCGCGCCGGGGAAGAAGTTCGTCTCGGGCGACTTCAGCAATATCGAGGGCCGCGGCGCGGCGTGGATCGCCGACGAGAAGTGGAAGCTCGAAGCCTTCCGCGCCTATGATCGCGGCGAGGGGCACGATCTCTACAAGCTGTCCTACGCCCGGTCGTTCGGCGTCGACGTCGAGCAGGTGACGAAGGCAGAGCGCCAGATCGGCAAGGTGCAGGAACTCGCGCTCGGCTACCAAGGCAGCGTCGGGGCCTACATCACCATGGCCGCAGGCTACGGGATCAAGCCGCAGCAGGTGGCAGACGTCGCGCGCACGGCCGTCGATCCCGAAGAGTGGTATCGCGTCGCCTCGACCTATTCGGATCGCGATTCGCGCGGGCTCGATCAGGAGACGTGGACCGGCGTGAAGTGCGTCGTCAACGCTTGGCGCGCCGCGCACCCGAACATCGTGCAGGCGTGGTGGGATTTGCAGGATGCGGCCATTGCTGCGGTCGGCACACCGGGCCTGAAGGTGCCCTGCCTGCACGGCCGCGTCACCTACCTGGCCGCCAACGGCTTCCTCTACTGCCGCCTGCCGAGCGGGCGGGTGATCTGCTACGCCATGCCGCGCCTTGTCCGCACCGAAGACGACGCGGGCCGAGTGAAGATGCAGGTGCAATACGAGGGCGTCGACAGCTACACGAAGCGGTGGACGACGCAGAGCCTCTACGGCGGCCTTCAGTTCAACAACGTCGTGCAGGGCCTCGCCCGCGACAAGCTCGTCGCCTCCATGTTCCGGCTCGAAGCGGCGGGCTACCCGCTGGTGCTCACCGTCCACGACGAGAACGTGAGCGAGGTCGATCAGTGGTTCGGCTCGTGGCAGGAATACCAGCGGATTATGGCCGAGCCCGATCCGTGGTGCCCCGACATGCCAACGGCGGTCGGCGCATGGGAGGACGTTCGCTACGTGAAGTAGGCTCTTGCCTTTCTATACTATAACACGTTAAACCTATTCGCCCGTAACGGAGAGCACCATGGCGACGAAGCCCCTCGAACTACCGCCCAAGCTGAAGGAACTGCACGACTTCCTCGCTGGCAAGGGCGACGTCGAAATCCTCGAAATCTACCGCAACGTCGTCGGGAACGAAGAGCTTCCCCTCCGGCGCGCGCAGCAGTATCTCGGCCCCTACGTCACGAAGCTGAATCGTCGGCTCCGCGAACACCGGCAGGTCGTCAAGCCGGGTCGCCTCAAAGGCACCTACGTTCTGACGAGCATCTGACGCAGATCGAGGGCGGGGCGTGCAATCCATGAGGGACCATGCAGTAGCTTGGGCGGAGCGGGGCTTCCGGGTGTTCCCGCTTGTGCCCCGGAGCAAGCTGCCCAAGGTCAAAGAGTTCTACGACGTCGCGACCGCAGACCCGGAACGGGTCGCCGCGATGTGGACCGATCCTATCACCGGCTGGCCGCTCGACCACAACATAGGTGTGGCGACGGACGGCATGATCGTCGTCGATATCGACATGAAAGACGGGAAGAACGGGCTCGCGAGCTACCTCGAACTCGATCTGCCTCTCGACACCCTCATGGTGCGCACCCCCACGGGCGGCCTGCACGCCTACCTCTCCGGCCCGAGCAAGAGCTTGTCGGTCGGCAAGATCGGCCAGGGCCTCGATATCCGCAGCGCGCACGGCTACGTCATCGCGCCCGGCTCTGTGCTGGAGGCAGGGGTCTATGCGATCGACAACGACGCCCCGCCAGCCGCAGCGCCCGCGCACCTGATCGCCCGCCTCGACGAACCGCGCGAGCGGGGCTCCGTCCTTGCCGCCACCGATCTCGACACCGAGTTTGCTATCGCTCGGGCCGTCAAGTATCTGCGCGAGGAAGCCCCGCTGGCGATCGAGGGGCAAGGCGGTGACGACTGCACGTTCCGCGTCGCCTGCATCGTGAAGGACATGGGGCTCTCGGCCGAAGGCGTTCTCGACGCCATGGCCGAGCACTGGAACGACCGCTGCGCCCCGCCGTGGGATATCGAGGAACTGCGCACGAAGGTCGAGAACGCCTTCGCCTACGCGCTCTCGTCGGCCGGAGGGCAGTCGCCAGCCGTCGACCTCGCGGGTGTCGAGCCCATCGCCCCGCGCTACGTCCGCGTCGAGACAGATCGTCGCTGGCAGCAGCACGGGGACTACCTCAATCTCGACGCCACATGGCTGTTCTACGAGCTTCTGCCGCAGACAGGGGTTGGCGTCCTCTCCGGCCCCTCGCAGGGCGGCAAGACGTTCGTGCTCATGCACCTTGCCCGATGCCTCGCGACGGGCAAGCCCTTCTTCGGCATAACGCCCGACGAGCAAGGCGGGGCGATCCTGCTCACCGGGGAAGGCCGCCGCTCCGTTCTGGCGCGCATGGAGGCGCTTGGCGAAGACGCGCGGCTCCCGATCGTGAGCGGCGATATCAACAACCTGGCCGCGCCGGGCGCGCTCGAATCGCTGGCCGCCGATCTGCGCGAGAAGATGGCGGAGATGGAGGCGGAGTTCGGCCTGCCGGTTCGGATGATCGCCGTCGACACCCTGTCCGCGTCGGGCCTGCTGCGCGACGAGAACGACAACAGCGAGGCGGGCGTCGCCATGAAGGCGCTCTCCCGTCTCTCCGAAATGCTCAACGCCTTCGTGCTCGTGACGCACCACCCGCCGAAGGACGGCAAAGGCCAGCGGGGCGCGGGCGCGATCTTCAACGACGTCGACGTGGTGCTGGAGATCACCCGCGAGAAGACGAACGCGATCCGCGATCTGTCGATCACCAAGGCGCGCGACGCGCAGCAGCGCTCGCTCGGCGTCTTCACCCTCGTGCCGAAGGAACTCGGCCGGGATAGCCGCGGCCGCGCCGTGATCTCCTGCTACGTCTCCGACGCCCCGCCCACGGCGCGCGATCTCACCAACTCCCCGAAGCACGTCGAGACGCTGATCCAGTGCGTCGAATGGGCGCTGGTCGACGAGCCCGAAGAGATCGAGGGCCGCCAGTGCGTCGACGTCGACGTGGTGAAGAGCCTGTTCCGCGACCGCTACGGCGGTTCCAAAGATCCATCCAACGTGCGGCGCAAGTGGGAGCCGACACTGCAATTCGCCGTCGAGAGCGGCGCGGTGCAGTTCGTCGCCTTCGGCGGCCGTCGCTACGTGGCCCTGCCGAGCTTCTGATGCGAGAAGAATCCGAACTTCTTCGGCAAGTGCGTCGCGGCTTGGCCGATCCTTTCGCGCAGACAGTGCGGATACCTGTGACCTATCTGACGCGCGCGGAAGCACGGGCCGTCGAACGTATGCTGTCGCGCAGGGAGCCCCGGTCCTGATGCGCGCCCCGGCGATCGAACGCTTTCTCGCCAAGTGCGAGTTCGATCCGATCACCGGCTGCGTCGTCTGGAAAGGCGGCACGTCGGCCGGGCGCGGCAACTCTGCGCGCTACGGCGTCTTTTGGGATCGCGGCCGCCGCCACTTCGCCCATCGCTGGAGCGCGGTGCACCTGCTCGGGCTCGACGTCGAAGGGCTGACGGTCGGCCACTGCTGCCCGCATACCGGAGGCGCGCCGAACACCCTTTGCGTCCTGCACCTGAAGCCCGAGACGCTGGCCGAGAACGTCACCGAGCGCAACAAGCGGGTGGCGCAGACGAACGCGGAGCGGCGCTTCTGGCTGCTGGTGCAGCGCGGCTACGAAGAGGCCCCTCCGGTCTACTCGCCGGAGCCGGAAGGCGTGCCGTTCTTCGAGCCGCCGCCGTGGTTCCCGCGCACGGCCGTGACGGCCGACTGTCCGTTCTAGGGCAGGGCCTTGGCGGCCCACGCGGCCGCAGCCGCGAGCATACCGCCGAAGCTGATCGAAGGCAGGTGCTTCAGCAGCGTTTGGCCGAAAGTCATCGCTCCTTCGCGCCGGTCCTTGTCCTTCAGCAGAACGTCCACGCGCGCGTCGAGCGTCGCGACAAGGCTCTCCAGCGAAGAGACGCGGCTATCGCGTTCCTCCAGCCGGATCACCCGCTCGCGCGTCTCGCGCATGTCGCTGTTGAGCGAGGTCAGGCTGTCCCTGATCTGCTGCAACACCTGCAATTCGAGCAGGCTCTTGTCGGGCTCGCTCATACCGTGTAACACCGAAGCTGTAGAACGCCCGTTCGGGCGCTTTTGCAACGGAGAGCCACGATGACCCGCCTTATCACCGATTGTAGCACCACGCGCCCCGCAGCCCCTTATTCTCGGCACTTCAAGCCGGTCGAGAGAACCTGCGCGGAGTGCAATCAGTCTTTCCAAGCTGCAAACCCCAAGCGGCTGTTCTGCTGCTCGGAGCACAAGCTGGCCTTTCATAACCGTTGTGCCGCTCGCGGGAAAGTCTTGATTCCGCTCGCAATGGCTTGGCGCGGCAAGCGCGGGGCCGCGGGCCTGCCGAGTTCGGCCTTCAAAGAAATGTGCCGGATGCTCGACCGCTTCGCCGCCGAGGACCGCGAGGCCGGTCGGATGCGCATGGATACGTATGTCGAGCAGGGGTTCCGACAGGGCCATCGTTTCTAGTCCGCAGGGGGCTTGTCGCCGAGAAGGGTTTTCACCCACCCTTGTAGACGCACGTAACGGCTGCGGATATCCCCGCCGACGCTCAACGTGTCGATCGCCCAAGGCAATGCGTCGCGTCCTTCGAGAACCGCCTCGCCCGTGGCGGGGTCAACGGCTACCGGCGGCTTCTGGAACTCCGGCGGCGTCACCAGCAGATCGGCGGGCGGGCGCTCCCCCGTTAGCGGCTTCGACCGCTCGCCCAATGAGGCGCACCCCGTCAGCATCAACGCAGACGTTGCGATACACAGGGCGGTCAATGATCCTCGGAACTTCACGGGTGATCTCCCTCACGATGGTTTCACGCTGCACGTCCGCTTCGGCCGCCTTGGCGTCGTTGGCCTGCGCCTGGCCGATCTGCTCTTCGCGCTTCTCCTGCGCGGCCGCAGCGGCTTTGAGGCGATCGTTCTCGCACTCCATGTAGCCGACGTGGCGGCCGTAGAAGAACACTCCCGCGATCAGCAGGAGCGCTCCGAGCCCCGCGGCGATGCGGGCGTAGATCACTGCGGCGCTCCGCGCTGCGCGTCGAGCTTGGGCTGCGGCAAGCCGCGGGCGATCGTCGGCAGCGCGAAGGCGATGAAGCCCGTCAGCACTGCGGCCACCGGACGCCACGGTTCCGGCACGAGGGCGACGAGGCGCGGCAGAAGCGTCGGGTCGGACATGAGATACGCCACGACGAGCCCGGCCAGCGCGGCGAGGCGCACGCTCCAGAACTGGAGCATTTCACGGAAGTGCTCGCGGAAGTGTTGCACGATCTGCTTCATAGTCGCCTCCTAGGCTCCGAGTTGGAAATGCGGCCCGTCGATAAAGGCGCTGCGCCCGGCGGCGCGGCGGCGGTCGACGTAGGCGTTGACGGCCTGCCGCATGGCGGTCGGCGTTGCGGCGATGCGGTCGAACGACCGATCCCACACCCCGCCCCACACGATGCGGCTGGCGACGCCCTGCTCTTCGGCGGCCTGTCGCACCGCGGCGGCGAGGACGTAGATCGGCTCCCACTCCCAACGGAGTTGCCCGTTGATGAAGGGCACGAGGTCGACCGCGTGGCCGAAGCCGTCTGCTTGCGGCAGGTGCTTCGAGTTCATGGTCCGCGAAGCCTTGCGCGCGACAAGCGCACGCTGTTCGGCCAGGGTGCGCAGGCCGTCGTGCACGCTGAAATCCTGCTTGGTGATCTCGATGGCGCGGGTGACGACCGCCACGAGAACCGGATGCACGCCGTTGAGGTTGGCGAGAGATTTGGCTCCGAGCTTATACACGATGGGCTCCTAGGTTAGTCAGGCACAAAAATCAAAGCGCCGTTGTGTCGTGCGGCTCCGGCCGTCGCCGACGTCGCGATCTGCATGGCGAAGGTGTCGCCCTTGGCGAGAGCAATAGGGCTCGACCCGCACCAAACATCGGTGTTAAAACTTGCCGCTCCGGTCGAAACTCCCGTCAGAGTGGTGTTCGCATTGTTGCGGCGAACGGTGTAGGTGAAGGTCTGACCCGCGCCGGCCGCGACCGTTGTCGCGGCGTAAAAACCGACAATTCTGCCATTGCGCGGTGCCCGCCACATTGCATCCCCCTCGGTCGGAGTGTTGCCGAACTCTGCGAGGAAGCCGGTGGCGGCAGGCCCGATCGTGCCAATTGTGCGAAAGGGAATGTAGGTTGCGCTGTCGTAGGTCAAACCGACCTGTGTCGCGCCTATGCTGATGGGGCCGGTGGAATTGCCGCGGAGGTTCGGCCCGACAATGCGGGTTTGATCGCAATTCAAGCCGATCGAGATACCAAACGCTTGCGCGTTCCCCCCGATCGAAGGGCTGTCGCCATAATTGCCGCCGACGATTTGAGTTCCGACAGAACCGCTCGCGATTTGCAGGCCGTGGAAGGTGGCGGGCGCGGACACGCCGTTATCGCAGCATTCGACCCCGACGAAACGAACGTCCACGGGTCCAGCCTGCCGCAGTATGCCGTGCTGCGCGTTGCCGTAGACGCGCGTGCCCGGCCCGAGCGAGACGTCGCCGCGGTAGTTGGGGCCGATCAAGATGCCATTCCCGGCCAGCGTCGACCCTACCCACAAGAAGCCGTGGCCGTAGAAGCCCTCCCCGCCCGACAGATCAACGCCTACGGAGAAGCCGTGGTCACATTCGAGGTTTTGAACATCGACCCAAACCGGGTAGCTGGTGCCGGTGTTGGCGTTGTCGAGCATGGCAAACGGCCGCCCTCCGTTGAGAACGGCCGCGGAGCGGATCACAAACGAATAGGCCCAACTGTCCATGGCGATGTGGGTGAGCCCCGCGTTCGCTATCCAACGGAGCGTTGCGGTTCCGTTCGCCACGTCGGTGAAGAAGACGCTCTCCGGTGTGGTTCCTGCGGGGTAGCCCGAGGGGGCGGAAGCCCCTGCGGTTCCGCCCACCGTGCACTGCCAGATGGCACCGTTGGCAAGAAAGATATCACCCGCCGCGAGCGTCATGCCGGGCGAAAAAGTCTTGATACTCGAAGGCGTCGGGGCGATCGGGTAAGGGTTATCGCTGATCTGGTCCTCGCAGATCGCGCGGAAAGATCGGCTACCCGACGTGCCCGCGTAGCGCGCGCCGTTGGTGCCGAGCAGATAGCGGCTGGTCAATTTGTAGCGCGTTTCGCTCGCGCCTTCGATATCCAGCGCGTTCCAGCCGAAATCGCTGCGGATATCGGCCGCACACGAGAACGACGACCCGGTGATACGCACCGAAAACCCGCCCGTTTTCCTCACGGTCGGCCAGAAATAGACGTCGCTGATCTCGCAGGACTGGCAACCCGAAAAGGTAATGCCGCTCCCGTTGGCGAAACTCTCCCGGAGCATCGTGCCGTCGTTCGACTTGCCCGCGCCGACGAGACGGACGTTGTTGAGGCCGGTGAAGGTGATCGGCGCGGCGAGGGTGTAGGGGCGACGGGAAAGCCGCACCACGCCGCCTCCGCTCGCCGCCAGAAGGGCGGTGACGGCGCGAGTGATACTCGGCCCGTGACCGACGTCGGCTGGCATACGGAACTGATCGGCCCACACCTCTCGGCGCACCGCCGCGAGCAGAGTTTCCGCCACCGCGCCGACACCTGCTTGAATGAAGCCGATCACCGAGGCCCCGAGGTTGGCACGCAGGAAGGCCACGAATCCTGCTATCGAGTTCCAGAGCGAACCGCCTGCTCCGTCGTCGGAGCCGACGAGCGTCGCGCCGCTGTCTTCCCCGAGATCGGTTCGTAGCCCGCCGTCCGCTCCTGGCCCTGAAGAGAGCACCAGATTGCCGTCGATATCAAAAGCCAAAAAGCGATTCGCGCGTTCCGCCGCTGCGGGGATCGTCGCTCCGGCCTCCCCTCGGGGGAACGACAGCGCGCGACGCGCTTTGCCGTCGATCTCTTGCGCGATCAGCGTGAGCTTGTCGAGCGCGCCGTCGAGCACGTCTTCGAGGATCGTCTCGTTGTTCTGCGTGTCCACAAGCTGCGTCACGGGGGTAACGCGCTCGACGTAGACGGGAGCCCCTGCCGCGAAATCGCCGATGACGTCGACGCCGGTTTCCGCGCCGAGCCCGTCGATCGAATACTCGTCGCCAAGCGTCTGTAGCACTCCCGCCACAAAGACTTTGATCTGATCCGAGGCGTTGGCATAAATGCCCGTGGCGTAGGTCGCAGACGAGCCGGTGCCGACACCCGAATAGTCCGTTGCGGTAAGTTCGACCGCCATGCCGATAGCCCCTTATTCCCCGATGTATGGGCTATCGCCCGCAAGCACTTGTAGCGCTTCTCGCATCCCGAGGTAAGAGGAAAACGGAATGAGGCTGGCCGCAGCGTTTGCTTGGCTCTGCGAAGCCTCTTCGCCCGTAGCAATATTGACAGGTGCACCGGCCGCTCGGGCGACACTGGCAGGAAGGCCAGCGGTCGGGCCGAGGATCGCGGATAGCGGATCGCGGCTGGCGAAGCGCGTGCTGTTGCCCTGCATGGAGGCTTCGGGGTTGAACAGCGTTCCGGCGGCCAGGAGCGGCGTCTTGATCGGGTTGAAGCTGAAGCCGGTCGGCTGCGTCAGCTTCTCGACCGTGTTGCCGAGTTCGATCGGCAACGCGAACATACCGGAGAGATCGAGCCCTTCGCCGACAAGATATCCGGGGTTGCTGGCGCTCTCGCGGAACTTCTGCCAGCGATCATCGCCCGCGCGCCACGAGCGCAGCGTAGCGCCGAGCATCCCGAGCGCGGCCATGCCGATCATGCCGGAGATGAACTGCGCTTGATCCTCCTGCATGGCCCGCAGCGTCACGCGCTGGTGCGCCGCGAAGGTGTAGTTGCGGAACTGCATAATCATCTTGCCGGTCGGCGTGTTGGCGAAGAGCGGCACGTCGCCGACGCTCTTCGTCACGATGATGCTGCTGACGTCCTTCGACACCGCCGCGCGATAGGCGCGCACCGCCTCGGGATCGGTCCACCGCTCGGTGTTGGCGATCTTCACCCCGTCGAGATCGTCGCCGTGATCCGCAAACTGCTTGGCGACGCGGTTCGCCATGTCGCCGTCGATCCCGAGATAGGCGAGCAGGCGGGTGTCCTTCTTGCCAGACACGACCGCTTCGAGGATACGGTTCTGCGACAGCACCGACGAGATGGCTTTCATGCCATCGGTCCAGTAGACGAGGCCGTTCCACTTCGAGCCGATCCGCGCGCCGTTCGAGAGCCACCGTTCGACCGCGGTGCCGGAGCGGTAGGGGTCGCCGATCTCGCCGAGTGTCATCATGCGGTGCTGAAGGATGCGCTCTGTCACCTGCCCCGAGAGCCGCGCTTCCTTCACCGACAGCTTCACCGCGTCGAGGTTCGAGAGCAGCGGCGCAATGCCTTGGTTCATGTAGCGGCCGAGCCCGTGCACCATGGCCGGCCGATAGATTTCGGCGAGGTTGGCGATCACTGCGCCGCCCATGGAGCGGATATAGTTGAACGCCATGAGGCTCCGCACGACGCGGCCGTAGTTGCTCGCGTTCTCGACCGCCTTGTAGGTGCCGCGCACGAGATCACGCATCGCCTCGATATCGCGGATCGCACCCTTCTCGTCTGCGGCCAAGGCCTTCAGCTTGGCTTCCTTCGCAGGGACGGAAAGCTCTTCCCCCGCCACGCCTTCGCGCAGCACCCGGTATTCTTCGCGGATCGCGGCGATCTGATCGCGCATGTCGGCGCGGCCGAAGCGGCGCGTAAGCTCGATCTCCGCCGCCATGGTGCGGGCGTAGCGATCGCCGACTTCGCGGATATTGCTGTGCAGGAACTCTTCAACGATCTCGTCGGGAATGTTGAAGGTGCGATCCTTCAGCGGGCCGCGCGTGATCGCCGTCAGATAGGTCGGGTCGACCGACGAACTCGCCGTCGCCGCGCGGCCGGTGAGCTTGTCGAACACCTCGTCGGCGATCATGCGCGCTTGCTCGGCGAAGTTCGGCCTTGGCCCGCCGACGCCCTCCCCGAGACGCTGGATTTCCCATCGGTCGTAGAACTCGCGCTCGATGCGCGCCTTCGTCTCGGCGATAGCCGCAATGCGCCCGTCGATCTTCTTCGGGTCGAGGCGGGCCAGCCGCTCGCGAAGGCGCTGCACCTTCTCGCCCCGTCCAAGCGCTACCTCCGACACCTGCTTGACCATATCGTCGATCGAGGCGCGAAGCTCGGCGAGCGTGAGGTGCGGGTCGAGCGCTTCGGCCGCCTCCAGCCGTTCGGAGATGCGGTTCAACTGCTCGTGCCGGGCGCGCTCGACCGCAGCCTGCTTCTCCAGCTTGGCGTAAGCCTCGCCCGGCTCCATCTCCGACAGCGACTTGTTGAGCCGTTCCTGTGCGCGGTTCGACTTCTCGATCAGTTGGTAGAAGCTGGTGCGGAGATCGCTGATCTTCTGCTTCAGCTTGTCGGGGTCGAGGCGCTGCGCTTCCTTCTCCAGCGTGCGGCCGCGCGAGACGAGCCGCTGCACGCCCCGGATATTCGACTGCTGGATATTGTCGATCGACGCCTGAATACGGTCGGCGCGTTCCGCCATACCGGCGTAGTTGAGGTCGACCTTGCGCGCGCGGCTCCGCAGCTTGCCCCGCTCTTTGAGGTATTCGGCCAGGCGCTTCCCGCCCTGCTCTTGGATATTCGCGATCTCGGCGCGGGCCGCCTGTTCGCCGCGGACGTCGCCGAAATCTTTCGCCTGCTTGGCGATGCGCCGCAGTTCGTTGATGCGCGACACCTGCTCGATCTCGTCGAAGTTGGCGGCGTCGAGCCGTTCGCCCTGCTTCTCCAGATCGGCGAGAACGCGCGCACGGTCGTCGGGGCCGAGCCGGAGGTCGGCGACTTCCTGATCGAGCGCGGCTTTGCGCTCGGCGAGCACGCGCGCGCTCTCTTCGTAGTCCCCGAGCAGACGACCGCTGTAGTAGTCGATCACCTTCTGCTTGAACTCGGGCTCCTGCGCCGTCAGCCGCTCGGTGTTCCAGAAGCGGCTAAGGTAGCTCTCGGCCGTCCGCACCGACACGTCGGCGGGCAGCAGCCCTTGGTCGATCGCCTCATTCTTGAAAGGCTCGAAGACGCGCTCGCGCCACGCCTTCGCGGCGCGGCTGATGAACTCGTTCTCGCCGACGTCGCCGCGGCGCAGCGCGCGGCCGATCGCTTCGTCGAAGTCACGGGCCGACATGTTGAAGCCCGCCTTCTTCATCTCGGCGTAGAGGGCTTCGTGCGCCTGCACCGCGTCGGCCATTCGGCTCGTGAAGGCGACGCGGGCTTGCGTCTCGACGGCCGCGCCGAGCGAGCGGCCTTCCCCGTGCATCGTCTGATAGAGGGTGTTCTCTGCAAGCTCCTGCGCGATCTGGCGCGCCGAGGGGGCTTCGCGGAAGTTGGACCGCAGGTTCGGCGAGATCGCCTTGGTCGCTTCGGCCAGGCGCTCGGCCGCAGTGCCCGCCACCGTCAGGTCTTCGATCCCAAGGCGCTCGACGGCCGCCGCGCCTGCGGAGCCGGGCAGCGGCATTTCCTGAATACGGCGCAGCGCGTCCTGCGCGGCGATCTGCTCCGGGCGCGAAAGCCTGCCGAACACGCCGCCGAGAAGCCCGCCGAGCACGATCGAGCCGCCGAGCGCGATCTCCGTCTCTTCCGCCGTGCGAAGCTCTTGCGAGGCTTGCAGCACCGCTTCCTGCGCGCCGACGCCGACGAACGCGGCGCGAGCGCCGCGCGCCGCTCCCGCGCCAACGCGCCACGCACTCCCGCCCGCCTTGCCCGCCGCGCCGATCTGGCCGCCAACAGGAATGAGAATCGTCGGGTCAAGGATACCGGCTGCGATAGCCGAGGCGATACCGAAGCCGCCTGCGGCCGCAATAGTGCGCCGGTCGTCTTCTTCGGCGTCGATCTTCCGCTTCAGCGCTTCGGAGTAGCGGCGATTATTGCTGCGGGTGAAGCTCTCCCAATAGTCCTCGTATTTCGTGCCGACGATATCCTCCCACGGGTTGTAGCCCTGCTCGACCGTGTTATCGAGAGTGAGGGTGTCGTCGTTGAGCAGCGAACCGATGATGTTCTCCGTGCGGAACGCGGCCTTCAGCGTGTCCCACGCACCGGGCGAAGGAACGTCCTGCGGGTCCGGTCCCTCTTCAGGGATAGGCTCGGCACCGAGCGGGGCCAGAAGGTCGGGCAGGACACCTGCTTGCGGTCGGAGCGCCATTACATCACCACACCCCTCCGGGCACCGGCTGGTTCAACACCTCTTGGGTCAAACGCTGCATGTCGCGACGGTCTTGGAACTTGCGCCCCGCCCCCTTCTGCGCAGCAGCGACGTCGGCCGTAAAGGCCACGCCCGGCAGCGCGCGGTAGACCTTCTGGCCCCCCACAGTGTCGATATAGTGCACCGCGTAGGGGACGGGGCGGCCAGCGCGGAACGCCTGTGCCGTCGCGGTTGGGATCGGCATGAGGTAGATATTCTTCGGGTCGATCTTGCGGCCGGTCACGCTCTGGATATCGGCCGCGGCCTGCTCGAAGATATAGTTGTGGCTTCCGCCGACAGGCGGATAGGCCCGCGTCGGCGGGAACTTCATGATCCGCCCGTCGACCGCGCCGTAGAGCTTCTTCATCTGCTGCACGGCGTAGGCTTCGGCCGCAGCCGGATCGCCGTTCTTCTCGTAGTGATCGAGCGCGAAATCGGCGTAGTCCTGCGCGGCCGCGTTGATCTGCTCGGGCGCGGTGAAATCCGGGTCGATAACGAACCACCCGCCGAGCGCGTTCGACATGATGTTGCCGACGTCGCGCTTGCGCAGATCGGCGCGGAAGGCGTCGAGTTGCGGCTTGTTGACGTCGAGCCGCCGCTTCACGTCTGGCGCGTTCTGCTGCGCCACCCTAGCCGCCGCGTCCTGCGCCGTCATGCCGAGATCGTTGACGTAGTGGCTGTAGAGCGCGGCGGCTTTCTCGATCTGATCGCCGCCCTGCACTCCTGCGAAGGCGTTGGGGTTGCGCTGGAGCATGTTGGCCGCCACGGACGCCCCCGCCGCGACGCGGTTCGGGTCGGTCGACACCAGCGCCCCGCGGATCATCGTCGCACCGCTCTCTGGCAGCACACCGGAACGCTGCCAGATATTCGCGGCCACCTGCATCGGGTTGGCCCCCGCGACCTTCACCTGCTGCTGAAAGGCGGCCTCCGCCCCCTTCTTCGCGTTCTCGTCGAAGGGGTTGAGTTGCCCACCCCCCGCCGTCGCGGCGTTGTAGAAGTCGAGCGCGGCGGTTTCCTTCTCACGGGCCTCCACGATGTTGAGCGCAGCCACGATCTCGTTGACGTCCTTCAGCGCGCCCGACTTGCGCGCAGCCTCGATATCTTCGCGGCCCGCCTTGCCGTCGACGAGATCGGTCATGAAGGTGTTGAGCCATTCGTCGTGCGCCTGCGCCTCGGCCGCCTCGACTTCGCGCTCGCGCCGGTCGATCTGGCGCTCGGCCGCGCCGATCAACTGCACTCGCGCGTCGATCGGGATATCGGCGTAGCGCGGGTCCACCTCTCCGGTGCCCACGGTGCGCGAGACGACCGTGCCCTCCCCCGACACACCCCCTTCGCCCTGCACGCCGAGGAACGCCCGCCCCTTCGCGAAGTGCGTGCCTTCGATCTGCCGGTAGTGATCTTCCTGCGTGCCGTTGGAATCTGCCGCCTTCACGGAAGCGTTCGGATTGCCCGCGTTGATGGTCGTGTAGAGCTTCTTCCACCCCATGCCGGGCTTGTAGCCGCGGTCCTTCGCGAACCGCACCAGCGCCTTGACCTGATCCTCGAAGCTGCTCTTGGGGCTGACGCCATAACGGCGCTGCTCTTCCGGCCCGAACTGGAAGATGCCGACGTAACGGCTGCCGTCGCCGCCGGTAACGCTCGGCTTCATGGTGCCCGCGCTCTCGTAGCTCGCCAGCGCTGCCAACTCGACAGGGGTGACGCCAAGCTGCTTTGCCGCCGAACGGATGGCGTCTTGCTGCGATCCAGAGATAGTCCCTGCGGCGGCTGGCGTGCCGTCGCCCACCGAGACGATGAAGTCGATACCCCCGAGCCGCGCCATCGCCCCTTCAGGATCGCGCTGGATATCGCCCTGCGCGGCCGCCACGGCGACGGCCCCTTTCCACTTCGTCGTGTAATCGAGCTTATCCTGCGCGGACAGGCCCGAGGCAGCGATGACATGCTCCCCTTGTTGCATCCAATCGGCCAGCTTGTCGGGCTGCGACATGGCCCCGTTCTGGAGCTTCCCGAGCGTGTCGGCGAGGGTCGTCTTGTAGTAGCTGTCGCGCTGCGCAAACTCGGTTTTCAGGGCTCCGGCCGACACGCCCGCGCGAAGCTGCGCCATGCGCGCCTGCCACGCCGGGCGATCGCGCTCGGGCACCTTTTCGAGAAACGCCGCCGCATCTGCGTCGAAGCCGCCCATAAACGTCTTCGTGAAATCCTGCGCCGGGCCGGTGAGATCGCGGCTCTGCTCTTCGAGCTTTGTCGCCTGATCGGAGCCGAAGGCCACGAACTGCGTCTGCCGGTCAAACTCGGCCAGGCGGTTCGCTTCCTGCTGCTTGACAAGCTCGAACTGCTGCATCGCCTTCACGGCTTCAGCGCCCGCCTCGCCTACCTGCTGAAGCCCCGCGCCCACGGCCGCGCCGAACGCGGCGGGCGAAACCCCGTCCACGCGCAGATCGGCGGAAGGGGCGATACGGCGCGCTGCGGTCGAAGCGATCGTCGGCAACTGTGCCATGTCAGGTTCCGTTCACTGCGATGTTGGCCCCTCGCGCACGGTAGACGTTCGCGACACCTCCGAGCGCCTGCGAACCTGCCCCGAGCACGCCGCCGATGATCGCGTTCTTTGCTTGATTCCGGTAGAGACGGGCGCTGGCGTTTGCGCCCGTGGCCTGCACGCTACCGTCGTAGACGGCCGTGAGGTAGTCAAGCTGCCCCTGCCGATCCGTCTGATCGAGCAGATCGTTCATGGAGCCGGTGATCTCGAAGCCGTTCTGGAGCGCCCCTGCCCGCGCCGCAGCAAGGCGCTGGCGGCCTTCGCGCGCTACCTCCCCGGCCTTCACTGCGGCTTGGTTTTGCGCCTGTCGCCCCTGCACTTTGGCGAGATCAGCCTGATAGGAGGCGGCGTTGGCCGACGCGAGCGCGGACGCTCCGGTGCCGAGCACCGAAACCCCGGCTGCGATAAGCGGGAGGGCTGCGGGCAGAAATGCCATCAGCGCACCCGTGCGTAGAGGCTGTAGTGGCGCTCTTGCCAGAACTTGCGCATGACCCCTTCCCTCTCGAAGCCTAGGTGATCGAGCAGGCGCTCCCCTTCGGTGTGCCCCTCTGCTACATGCGCTTCTATACGAACAAGGGGGGATACGTCGAGAGCACGTTTCATGAGCTTGAAAACCGAGAACCGCCGGTCGTTGAAGTCTTCGGCCAGGAGTGCCCACGCCAAGCCGACGCCGCTCCACCGCTCGTAGATGCCCGCCATGCCGACGATGCGGTCGGCCTCCACGGCCGCCAGCGCCATGCCGCCGCTGATCGCCATGGCGACGTTCTCGGGCGTCATCGCCTGCCCGCTGATCTGCTGCGCGGCTTGGAGCCGCAAGCGCTCGGCCATCCAAGGCCGAGCAGGTATGAGGTCAATCATTCACTTCCATCCGTGCCGAAAGCATGACGAGCGTCATCGGCAACATAGGTGAAGATTCGACACAAATATAGCCGTCAGTTCCGACGTCGGCGGGAAACTCGATTTTGCGGTCGCCACTGTAGAGTGCAGGGCGCGTGCCAACAGGGCTACCCGGCTTCAGGCCGGGGATCGGGTCGAGCCGGTCGAAGCTCGGCCCGATACGGCCCCCGATGGTGTTGTGCAGCCGCGCCCACACCTCCCCGAACGACTTCGAGCGGGTCTGTGCGGTGCCGTCTTGCGTGCCCCCGTCTGCCCGCATCGTCTGAAGCTGCGCGGCGCTGTCGAAGCCGATCTGCACCTTCGTGGCGAAGCGATTGAGCGTGATCTGCCCGCTGGCGACGAGGCAATCGGCGTGGGCGCTGCCGTCCGCAAGCACCTGCACCATCTCGCCTTCGAGATGCCCAAGCCCGGCGATCACCTTGGTCGACGCACCGTCGTAGGTGATCCCCGCGTCGCCGAAGAACGCATCGGCCGTGTCGATTTCGGCCAGGCGGTGATCCTCCAGCACCTCGACGTAGCGCACCGTGTTCCCGTTGATGGTGCGACGCACGACGAACCACACGTCGTCGCGGCGGCCGTCAGGCGACGAGATCGAGGCCACCGTCTCGACGAATGCGCCGGGGCCGCCGATAACGTGAGGCACCCACGCCACGACGCCGCGCTCGCGGTTGTAGGTAAGAGCCGACAAGGTGCCGTCGGCCAGCGCGCACCACAAGATGCTATCCGGCTCCTGCTGGAAATCCATGTCGATCACCCCGGCGTCGACGATGTGCTCCGACAAGACGGTGAGATCGTCGGCCTTGTAGCGGTCGCTGGCGTAGTCGTAGATCATCTCGCGCAGCTTGCGCCCTGCGCGCTGGATAAAGAGCACGGCGTTGCCGACACGAATGGGTTCGAGCAGCCGGGAGCCGTATTCGGTCTGCGGCGTGGCCGTGACGTTATCGGCGGCGAACACCTGCTGCGTCGTCTGCTCCTGCACCGAAAGCTCGTTGCGCGCCGTGCCGATAAGCAGCGCGGCGCTCGGCGTGAGCCACCGAATGAGGTCCAGCTTGTCGCTTGCGATCGTCAGTTTGATCGCCGTTTCCTTGGTGATATCCGGCCCGTCGAGACGCGAGAAGTCGTCATAGGCCCCGACGACCGAGAAGAACAGATCGCGGCCGCGCCCATACACCAGCCGCTCGCGGAAGAAGGCCACGCTCGTCGGCCACCCGCGAGCTTGGCTGAAGGCCGATTTGGCCCAACGGTTCGTGCCCGTCGTGGTGAAGGAGTTAGGAAGCTGGAGCCGGCCGTTGTTGAGCACGACTTGCGCGGTGGCGGTCGTGCCGCCTCCGCCGATAGCAGTGATCCGCGCCCACCCGTAGCCCGAATGGCGATACTCCCACTCAATCCCGTCGCCGTCCGATTTGTTGAGATCGACCGACGTGCCTGCCGGTCCATCCCACACCCGCCCTTCGGTGTGAACCGGCGGCTTCGCGCCCGTGCGCGCCGTGCCGCCCGTGCCCGTCGCGAGGTAGTAGTTGCCCTCGTAGAGGCGGTAGGAGCCCCCTGACGTGGCGGTTTGCACCTGCCACGTCTTCACCCCCGCAGCGTCCTTCTGCTCCATGTAGAACGCGGTGCCGATATCGTCAGCGGTGAAGATCGCCGACGAGGCGGTGAGCGTGATCGTGCCGGTCGTGCCGCTGGCCGTCACAGTGACAGGGTTGTCGGGGTCGATATCCTCGAAAGGGCCGTTCTCGAACTCTACGTTGCTAAGGGTCCAGTTCGTCGCACCCAAGCGCGAGAGTTTCTGCGGGCGCACCGCACCTTCGTAGTGCACCGCCCACATGACGTCGGCGCTCTGCACGGATCGCAGCGCGAGCGTGCCCTCTTCGCTGACAAGGTTGGCGGCCGTCCAAGGCGTGTCGATCTCGTAAGGCACGCCGCCGGAGAGCAGTTGCCCCCGGTTGACCCAAAAGCGCATCTTCTGATTAGTGAGTTCGAGGACATAGCTCTGCGCCTGATTGAACTCGAACGTGAGGAACCACGCGCGCAAATTGCTCTTCGTCGCTCCAAGGTAGCGTGTGCCGCCGCGGCGGGCGGCCGGGCCTTGAACCGTGGGGATGAAGTTGCGCAGCCGCTTGCAGCCTGCGAAGTATTTCTCCTGATCGGTGCGGCCGTCGATCAGGGGCGAAAGCTCACCTGCGTTAAAGGTGTTCCAGATGGGGGCGCTGCGCGGCATGGCGATATCGTAGCCCGATTACCACTGACGCGCCAGCACCCAACTGTCGTCGGCGATCACCTGCGGCG